CAGTGCCGTTGAGTTTCTTGGTGAAATTCTTCTCGGTGGCTTGTTCGAGCCGCGCCAGAAGCTTGTTGTCGGTGTCATAGACTTGGATGTAATACCCAACCGGCTTGGGCCGGCGCACCGCATGGCGTGGAGGCATCGGGGGACCTTTGATATGGAGGGGGCGTTCGCTTGTGGCATCCTCGTGTGCCCTGGCCTTCGCAACGCGCTCGACTAGCGCATCCTCGTGTGCCCTGGCCCTGGCAGCGCGTTCTGCCGTGGCTTCCTTGTGTGCCCTGGCCTTCGCAATACGCTCGACTAGCGCATCCTTGTGCCCTCTTGCGGTAATGTCGCGCTCAACCGAAAGGCTCTCGTGCGCTCTAATATGTATCTCGCGTTCGTGGATTTCATCAAGCGGGCCCTTTAGACGAAACTCACGCTCAACAACAACAATTTGGGCGCGGCGAATGCCGTTCCAAGTTACCGCATTCCATTGAGCGCGATTACCGTACATACTCCCCCCTCCTCTCTAGGGTTCAGTCACGCCATGGTGTAATCTCGAGCCGGGATTCCCCATCAGATACCCAGAGCATATGCCTGAAGCCGCCGTGCAGATAGCCGAGGCCATGCTCTACCTTTCGATTGCCGCGCACGGGGAACAAGGCTTCACTGACCCGAGTGGGAACAAAGTATCGCTCCATATGAGCAGGCGCCTGGTGGGTTCGCCCGAAAGCGATCAGCCTAGTCCCGATGATCTTCAGGCCGTTTTCGTGAAGATACCCCTGCAATTGTCCCCACGGTCGGGGATGATCATCGTTACAGCCTGCATACTCCTGTCCATTACTCAGCAGACAAACCCAATGAGGTCTAGACATATTCATACTGCCACATCAGCCTGCCGGTCTTGATCCCGTTAGCAGTAGGTGTTAGCGACACCGAAGCATAAATCGTATGTGACGTTGCCGCCGCGGAATCCCCGAATTCAAGCGCATTCCCAAAGCCCCCACAATCCTGCCAGGTCGTATCCCCATATTTGATCCCCTTGCAGTTCACGCCCGAAGGCGGATTCGCCGGCGTGCTACCATCATCAAGGTAAAGCTTGCGCTCGTTGCATTCGAAGGCAATCCCATCGGATACGGTGATCTTGAACGTACTCTGTGCCTGCGTCGGCGAGTTGCCGGCCAGCGCCGTTGACGAGCCACCAGCGTTTACGTCCTTCGTCGCCCAGTGCGTGCTATCCACATAGGCCACATTGGGCAACAGGCCGCCGTCATCCGTTACGCCGTCCGAAGAGGTCTTGGTCTGGCTGTTGTACTCCCCGACTTTGATTGAACGGCCAAAGGTCGGCGTAGTGCCGAAATATCCCGAGAAGACAATGACATCATTAGCAGCAACAGTAGTTACATCATTGCCGCCCTTGATAGTGGTGGTGGGAGGCATACTGAATCACCCTTTTCCCTAATACCAGCGATCCCGGAAGCTAACTCGGATTGTGGGCGTACCGCTGGTATGATCGTAAAACAGGTCTCTGTGGGTAGCAGGGAAACTGGGGAAGTCTTCGCCGACAGTCGTGATTGCGCTCAATACGGAAGCACCGTTGAGCTTCACAGTCCTCCTGTCGCAATCAATGACTAAGGTTTCATCTCCGGCTATGGTCCCCGTATAAAGCAGGGAGGCATAATCATCGTCACAGTCGCCAGGCAGGCCCTCGAAGACTTCCTGAATCTCTGCTGGCGTCAGGGGCTGGCTATAACAACGAAAATCACAAACCTGCCCATCTGGAATAACAACCATGCTGCTATCGAGGTTCGGCGGCGTGTAGGCGGAGACTTCCTTGCGGAGAACGCCGTTGACGTATAGCTTTCGTTCTGGAATATTGGCATCCCAGGTGAGCGCGATGTGATACCAGGTTTCGTTCGCAAGGGCGTCTTCCCACTCTAGTTCTTCGGATTCATTGTAGAAGGACAGCTTGCGCCCTGCGGACAGTTTCAGAATGAAATCGGAAGCTAAAGCCAAAAGGCTTCGTGCTGTGGAGTTGTCGTTGTGTCGCCAGTTGAAACAGATTGTGCCCCTGTAGGCTTCAATGTTACCTGCCGTGGCCAGAGAGAGGGTTTCAGAACCAGTAGCGACAACGGCTCCTTGAGCATCACCCCAGCGGCCCTGGGCATAAGCCGCTGTGCCACTGTGTAACCATTCCTGGCTTCTGCTGGCCGCCAGATCACCCTCGAATTTGCTCTGCAACAGTGAATCCGCAGTAACGATTTTCGGGTTTGTGACCGACCCAGTTATTTTGATAAGCGGATAGACCGGTGCGTTACCGTTGACCCCTGTGGCGATCCTGCACCAGCCTGTGGGTTGCACAACGTTGATCGTCTCTGCATCCGCTTCACGAAACGGATGTGGGCACAAGAGGTACGCCGAGAACGGCGCACCGTAGGGGTCATCGGGTTGTTCGGGAATGATGAAGGATTTGCATTCTGCCCAATAATGTGTACCGGTATCCGTGACCAGCCTTTGGAGACCTTTTCGCCCGAAACAAGTCTTCAGGGTGTCCCGTGCGGTCTCGAAGGCGGCACGGTCTATGCCGTGAATTACGCCTTGAATGCGAAACGTCTTGGCCGCCACATCTGAATCATCCAGCACAACAGCACCGTGACGCCCCCGAATGTCAGCATGGTACAGACGCTTCTCATATGGTTCCTCAAAAAGGAGGGCATCGTAGGTAACACCGTCAAAGGTGATAGCACCGAAACGTATCATACTCTTGTCACCGCCACTCTGCCCAAAGAACGCGATTCGATGATGCGGAAGGAATCCTCCCACATACGATCCGTGTCGTAACCATCCGAGAGCTGGGCCTGCATCGTGAAATAGTTATTCACCGTGCTTGCGCTAGACGCCGGCGAGGAAACAGGAATACCCATTCGTTTGAACCAGTCTGCAATGTAGGCGGGCAGGGTCAGTTCGCCGGCATGGTGGTACTCGAGTTGGTCCGCAGATGTCCAGCCGCCCACGGCGCGGCCCGGAGGTGATATATCCCCTGGCAAGGTCCCTTGTTGGGTATAGAAGTCGCTCCAAACGCCGGAACCAACTTCCATGGCCGCACGCCTGGCTTCTATGTCGCGCTTCAGTTGTTCGGCCTGGGCCTGTTGGGCTTCTAGTTCAGCCAGCAGCCTCTTCTGCTCGCTGACTGCACTACGCAATTCCTGGGCGGCGTTAGTCGCGCTTGCTGCGTGCTGGCGAAGACGGGCCACTTCCTCCGCCGCCGCCCTTTGCACCAAGCCGATCTGCGCGGCAATCGCCTGCAGGCTCGGGAATTCATCTTCCATGCCCATGATCATCATGTCAACGAAACTCTTGCCCTGCGAACGCCAGTCCTTTTCGTATGTGTTCAGAAGTTCAAGAATCTCTTCCTGCTTATCTCCGGTCATCAGAGCCATGGCTTCGTTGAACACATTATAATCGGACATCAGGCGGTCGTATTTGGCCTGAATTACATCGAGTTCCTCTTGATTCCATGTCTCCAGGCGGGCCATTTCATCGGCGTGGGCCTGCTCGGCGGCGTTCCAGCGTTCAAGAAGGGCCTGCTGTTGCTGGCGAATCGAGGCGGCGAAAGCCTCCTGTTCCGCCGTCAGGTTGCCCTCGAAATAGACATCCCGGCCATCGGCCAAGTCGTTCAGGTAGTTCTGATAATCCGAGAGGGAATCCTGAAATTGTCGCTGCCGCTGTATCCGCTCTTCTTCAGCCTGATCGCGGATTTGCTGGATTTCTTCTTCGAGTTCCTTGCGCTGTGCCTCAATCTCTTTCTTGGCTTGATCGCGGTGCTCTTCAAAGGCAATTCGAGCAAGCTCTTCGTCAATCTCCGCGAGACGAGGCCGATATGTGGTGTGCAGCCGTTCCTCTTCCAGTAACGCCCGGCGGCGTTCTCGGTCGGCAGCCCTACGCTGGGCGTCTTCTTCATTTATGGCATCGTCAAGCGCGTCTATCTCTGCCCGTTTAGCTTCAATAAGTGCATCCAGGTCGCGCCTGTATTCGCGTTCCTTGTCTTCATTGGCCCTGCGAAGTGCTGTGATCTCCTTCGAGATGGCCCTGTCAAGTTCGCGCAGGCCCTCTTGGTGGGCTTCCCGGGCCGCATCCAGGCGTCTATTGGCGGCTTCTTCTTCCTGCTCGTAAAGAGCTTCTTGGCCCTGTTTCTCTACCTCTAATTGCTCGGCATATCGCTTGCGGATCGCGGACATCAGAGCAGCCCCGAAACGATTAGCCATCTCCAGGCGTATTTCATGCTGTTGACGTTCATACTCTTCCGCAACAGCGGTAAGCTCTTGGATTCTGGCATCAAGGAGGGAGATTTCTCCGCGAACCTGTTTTATTGTATCGCTAGTCTGACTGAGTTCCCCCTCCAGGGCAGCAACGGAACTCTTCCCTCTATCAAGCTGACTTATCAGAATACCGATACCGACAGCTACCGCCGCAACCACACCAAGGAGATTGCCGAGCATCGCCATCGTCAATCCGCCCGCAACTTTGACGGCTCCAAAGGCGATGACCAGTTTGCCCAATGCGCCTGTAAGTAGAATGACTGCGCCACTTACGGCGAAGTATGCACCTGCTACAGCCGCAAGTGTAACCAAGACAATCGAAATGGCTGGGGGAAGACCGCTGAATGCCTGGATAACCGATTGGATGATCCCGTGAAGGTTGGTCAGGGCCGGGACCAAGACCGAAGCCACATCCAGACTCAAGCCAAACATGGCCTTTCGGGTGGCGATCCCCGCCTTCTCAGCGTCGCGGAAACGCTGTACTTGGTCGGGAGTCAAGACTAGGCCGAATGCTTCTGCCTGAGCCATGTACGCTTCGACCAAATCCTGGTTTGCCTTGATGAAGGGCAGAATCTCCATCGCTCCGCGTCCAGCCATGCCGCCCATCAAACCGACGGCGGCGGCTGTGCCCTCTGCCGTATCGCCAAGGTCTCCCAAGATGCCCATCGTCTCAAGCCAGAGTTCGCCTATCGGACGGAGCGTACCGTCCTGCTGTCTAAGTTCAATGCCGAGCCGTTCAAATTGCTCTGCGGCCTGCCCCGTACCCCGCTGTGCCTGGTTGATCGTCCGCGAGAAATAGCGGAAGGACATCTCCAACTTCTGAAGATTGGCGTGTTCCATCTCGGCGGCATAGCCGAGCTTCGCCAATTCGTCAACCGCTACGCCTGTACGCTTTGAAGTAGCGTCCAACTGCGAAGCATATTGAATGGCTGATTTCGTCATCAGCCCCAAAGCACCAGAAATGGCCGCCCCCATGACGGCCATTTGCTTCCCAAGAGAGGTTAGGGTTGTACTGATCTGCTTGAGGTCCTTTTCGGCTTGTTTCCATTCTGTGGTGTCGGCTTTACCCCGAATAAGAATCTCAAGCAGGTGGCGAAAGTTCATAGATTATCTCCTAACGCCGCCGCCACCTCTTGCCGCGCTTTCTCTCCATCGCATCGCGAAGATAGTTCTCATATCTGCTGCCGAGACGCATGATCTCTGCATCGAAAGCAAGGGCTTTCAGGGGCGGTAGGTCGGGCATCCAAAATGAAGGAGGGACGTGGTATGTCTGACTTAAGTACCAGAAGAGCTTGTAGTTTCTTGCGAAAAAGGGGCCGCATCGCCGTCGAATGACATGCCACTAAACGCGGTGATTTCCTTGATGACCTCGAAGTATGCCATCCCCAGGTGTCGGGGGGCTACTTCATCCTCCGCGAATTCCACGGTGGAGTCATCCGCCAGTTTCGGATAAACCATGCCCTTCTGCGCAATGAAAAACATAAAGTCTTCCAGCGCCTCCGGGCTTTTCAGGAACATATCAGCCATTCCCTGAGGGTTGTCCTTGTTCTTCACCAGTTCGGGAACCGGCAGAAGTCCAGCCGCATACCCCAGGAACATATCAGGAGAAAGCCGGCGAATGGTTACGCCGACTTCCTGCCCGTCTTCCGCCTTCACGGTAATCGTCTTTTCAGTTGCCGTCCTCCATGCGCTTGCCTTCCTAACCCTCACTCTAAGCCCCCCTAGCTGACAAAATCAGGATAGGTATTCTCGATGACACACTGAATGGTATAGCCCGAACTCAGATCGTTGTCCGCAATGCCCTTCGCTTCAGCGACAATCGGCCCCAGGTCGCCCATCAGTGGTGCGAACGCCGCATATTTGAACGCTGGGACGCTCCACGTCATTGTGTACTTGTGCCCACAGGCAATCGCCGTTGCATGGGTGAACTTTACGACGAAGGGGCGCTGGGTTTGATTGAGGAACGCATTGAATTCTGTGTTGTCGTTCCAGAGCACGCTAAGATCTATCGTTACATCGCGCTTTTCGGTCCTGACAATTTTAGTGGCGTCTCGAGTTCCCGAAAGCGTGTGGCGTGGAGTTAGATGATTGTCAATTCCGATGGTGATGCCTTCAAGGTCAGTGTTGGCGGCTTGGTCGATGGTGATCACGGCATCCCAGGTTGTGTAGGAGGGGGTGATCCCAAAAGCTGGCGTGGTCCGCGCCGCCTGCGTCATGCCCTTCCCAACAACGTTCAGGGTGAGCTTGGGTATCTGTGTGCTTACAGAGAATTCAAGCTGCCCACTGGCCACCGCTATACCGCTATACTGCTGCGCGTAGGGTGTATCATCTGTGTCGTCACGCCAGACTTCTAGGGTGAAGGGCGGTACGTCACAAGCTGCAGACCACCGCGAAGTCGCGGGCTTGAACGTATGTTCGTAGTAGGCGTAGGCATCAATTTCGGTCTTGGGTACTGCAATCTCATCCGAGAGGTTGGAAGAGGTTAGGGCAGTGACTGAACCATAGATATTCTCTGTATAGTATGTAACTTCATTGACCGCAATCGTGGGAACCTCATTTTCCTCGTGTAATCCCGTTGTGGCAATCGCCGAGACGCTTGCGAAGTGCTGGCCGGTCGTCTTCGTACCATTAGTAGCAAAGACCAGCGTTTCGGTTATGTCGTTTCCGTACTCATCCTTGCCCGTGATGGTGATTTCACCATCACCCGTCGTGCCGCCGTTCACAATAAATTCAAGACGGCTGGCTACTGAGGGTTGTGTGGTCAGCGACATAGAAACCAGCGCTGGGGTGGCTGCAAGTAAGGCTGTCGGGCTTATTGTGACGTTCTCATCCTGTGCCGCGCCATGACGGTCAGTTCCCGTGACTGCAATCATACCGGTATTGTCCGTGCCTTCGGATACCGTAATCCGCAGCTTCGAGGCAATACCAGGCGTTGTAAACACCAGTGTATCGGTAGCCTCGGCACGTTCAGAAACGGTGCGCAGGGACTTCAGCGTAATGGTCGGCGGGGTTGCCTCATCGTGCAGGTCGGTTGTAACAACGCTGGTAATCGCACTGAATACCTTCGTTGTTACCTGCGTCCCATTGCCGGAAAAGGTCAGGGTTTCATCCGTATCTTCCCCCGCTGAATCTTTCCCGTTGATCTTTACCGTACCCGTTCCATCCGTGCCCCCCGACACGGTAACGATGACCCGGCTGGAAACCGGCGGGGCATATTCAACGGCCATTGTTGCTTCCGCTGAAGCCGAAAGCAAGGTAAACGTGTCAATGTTCTTCGTGCTCGGAGCCGCACCAAACAAACCCATCAAGAAATAGGCTGACTTGAGCGGGTCCATTTCGATAGCGAATGAACCAGAAACAGCGTTGACCCCTTCGCGGGCTTGGGGATGGTCCCAATCACCGCGAATCGTGTCTTGCACAAGTAAATCCTTTGTCTGGGCTATGGTCTCTCCCGGCAAGATAGGGATATAATGCTTGGCTGCTACGGCAGTTCCCCAGGAACTCTCGCGGGCGAACCCCACATGCCCCAGTGCTCCTTCGGGCATGATTACCGCCTCCCACTTCTACGCCGGGGTTTGACCGATGGCGGTTTGACCACGGCTACGGCTTCTTTTTCCTGCGGCTTGGTTACTTGAGGCCGATAGAAACCACAGGCTTCCCATGCGGCCACCTCATTCTTGGGCACATGAATCACATCACCACACCTGTAGAGTCCGCCCTTGATCTGGTGTGGCTCGGGCCTACCGAAAATAAGTCGAATCATCTTGTCGCTTGAACCTCCACGGCAAAGGTAATCAGGATCGCTTCGCAGGCAAGTTTCAGCGTCGCTTCAAGAAAGCGTCCTGTCGGGTCGTCATAGATGACATCCATGACATAGCTATTGACTATCCGGGCCTCGGCTAGGGAAAGACCGTCTAGCTTGCGATGCGCCCACAAGCTCGCGGCGATTGCCTCTCCTTCGTCAACTGTCTCCTTGTACGCTTCTTCGTCTACCGCTATGGGGCGCAGGTAGAGAATCTCGAAATTGTAGGTCTGCCGGACATGCGTACTGGAAGAAGCTATCGTCTGCTCTACATTGGAAACTCTTTTCGGCATAATGAAGAGCGCGGGAATACTAGTGTCCAGCGGCGGTTCGGGGAGAGTAGAGAGTTGCCCAAAGGAACAAACAACGAGTTTATGGCTTGTTTTATGCTGGGAGTAAAGAAGGTCCCGTATCTTGTATCCGATGGCCCTAGCGTGATATTTCAAGTAGTGATCCTCCCCAGCAATGCCCGGAACTCCTGTTCAACCGCCTGCAATACTTTGAGCGCATTTCGCTCCGCTACGAGGCGCATGAAGGGCCTCCCCGCGCCCTTACCAGACCCAACCCACATGCCCGGAGGTCGATAGCCCCACCTGTCGCGGGTCTGCATAACCGCAAAACCATGCCTGATCGCCCAGCCCAATAACCGCGGGGATACGGCGAAGGGAACCCATTTTCTGAAGCCCTGGTGGTGGCTAAGAGCGTAGTAACCTGTACCACCCCGCGCATCCTGCGCAGCTATATCGTTGAATACCCTGCCGACAACCTCGGCAATACTGCCAACCCTGATTTCCTCTACAGAAGACTCTGTGGCATCGCGCATAGCACCGGTATCCACAAGACTCTGCCGCTCAATCTCTTCCCGAACCTCTTTCTTGAGCCGAACGGTCTCCAAGTGGAAGACGCGCAATAGGGCGGGAAGGGCTTCCTGATTGAGTTGGTTGACAGCCTTCTCAATCTCGGGGGATATAACCTCGATGTAGAAGACGTTCGCGGGAGTCCCGCTCTGCACACTCACTTACGTCTTTACCTTCTTGCACACGCATTTCAGGTATAGCTTCCGCCCCAGCATGTCTTCGGGCGGGACGATGACTGCATATTTATGCGTAGTACTGCCTATCTTCTGCTGGAACTGGTCGCCCTGCGTGATATCATCCCGGTAGTGCAGGTAGATGACATATGGCATCTCGCCTATATGCCCCAGCCAAGTGGTTCTATCCTTGAACCCCCCCGCTTGAATGAAACAGGGGACATCGGAGGCATTGAGTTTATATTTAGCCGATTTGGGTTGCAAGGTGTTTGTAACCATCTCGGAACTGGCCTTATAGTGGTCGGCGATATGAGGGAGGTTCATACGGCTCCAACCCTGTAGCGAATGTACGGGCCTAAGAGAAACTTCACCTGGTCGGGAAGGTCTGTCGGTTCCCGCCACGCAGGTGACCGTTGCCAGGTGTAGTCGCCTATCCTTTCGGTGGTCAAATCGCCGGCGCGATCCCGATACCAGACGGCGATCAACTGCTTTGCCGCAGCCTTGACATCATGGGGGACACTTGCCGTATCCGCACAATACCCGACTTTGTAGGCTATCTCGATACTCTGTGGCGCAGAAGAAAACCGGGATAATGTCTGTGAATCGGTGCGCAGCTTGATTCGGCCCTCATCGGCGTAAAGAAGATAATCGGTCGGACTAAGCACCCGCGCCGTGCCCGTGTAGGGATTGTCCCTGAGTTGGGTAATGGACCGTATCGGATAGTAGTCTGTGTAACACTCGTCGGTCCCTGTGCCGTCATGCTTCTCGGGGATCTCAATGGTGGCAACCTCATATTCGACAAAGTAGCAGCTACAAAACCGCTCGATAACGTCTGTGGCCGAATTCACCATAGCCGTGAGAAGAGCGTCGCGGCCCGTATCCTCGGAGTCTATTTCGAGATACTGCTTAATCTCAGTAAGCGAAACAAGTGCGCGGGTATCCGCTGCCATGGGTTATACCACCTTGGCCTATCTCTTGCGAGGTCGGCCCCTTTTCATTTGACGGTTCACAGGGGCTTCGACCATTTCCACTACCGGTTCGGGAGCGGTCTTTGTAGTTTCCTCACTCGGATCTTCAATGATTTCAAACCAGTAGGGATGCGTGTCCACTAAATGATGTGCGAGAACTTCAGGAAGCTCTTGCGGTTCTTGGCTGGGAAGGATTCGGCTGATTCCCGCCCAAGGTGCGCCACTCCAGGCGTGATTACATCTAACCTTGACGGTTTTCACTCGCTAACAGACTCCTTTGGTGCTGATTCGGGCACGGATTTCGATTCCTGATCCTCAATGTGCTGGACTATTTGCTCAATCTCAATCATCGCGCCCTGCATTTTGAGTAGTATCGCGGTTAGGCGATTGATCTGCTCCTGTGCGGCTCTGCATTCGCTTGCCAAAGCTGCCTTGCGTTCCTCCAGATATGTCTTCACTCTAATCCTCCTCCAAGGAAGGGGAGGCCCCAAGCCCCCCCTGTACTGTTAGCTGTCGGCGTAGAGCTGGATGTGGTAGAGCGTGTCGTTGAACTTGACTTTGATCGTGCCCGCCTTGGTTTGGGCCGTCTTGTCGCTGTCCGTGGTTAGACTGTGCGTTCCGAGGGCTTCCGTTCCGTAGATGAGCGAATCCCAGGCCACGTTACCTTCGTGATTGTGTGCGTAGATTACCGAAGGACCGTTGGTGACCGTCCCGTGCAAACTGTTGATTGCCCGCAGAACAGCGGCAGGACCCGCGATGGTCCCAGTGTAACCGCTATCAGACTGCAGCTTGCCTTCGTAAGCAACGAACGTCCCTGTCAAGTCGCCAGCCTTGCCCGTACCGCGTTTCCACGGACCTGCGAAGATGCCGTGGATGCTCGTGCCTGGAAACGTGTCGTTGATCCTCGGTTCAACCTCAAGCCCCACAAGGCCATGTGTAAGAGCAACGCCTGCCCCCGGCTTGATCTGCACACCGACAATGCTTGCATCCTCGGTGAAGGTTTGCGAGTTGAGCCGCACGTTCTTATCGCTATCCGTCGTCTTAAGCAAAAGATGGCTTTCTGCGGGGGCGGTTATGCTTGAAGCCGTTACAGGTCCATCGAAGCAGCCCGCCGTGGTGAATTGCGCCTGCAATTCATCCAGAATGGTCTGCAGGTCTTTTGATTCCCAACCCCTAGCGGTGGAAGTGAAATCGTTCGCCAAGGGTAATCACTCCTTTCAGAAAACAGGAAAGAGGGGGTTCCGAAGAACCCCCAGTTCTACACAGTGATGTTGTAAACCACGAAGCCGCCCGGCGAAATGCCGCTGGAGAGCCAGAGTCCCTGGAACCCAAGGGCACGGAAGCTGGCGATCTTCGTCTGGTCGTACTGAATCGGTTCGTCAGATACCTTGATTCGCAAGGCATCCCAGTCGCCACCGACAAAAACATCCTTGTGGACGCAGATGATCGTGCCATCGGTGTTGTTTTCGTCGGAAGCGTTCATCGTGTCGTCGTCATCGAGCAAGGGGAGCTGGCCGCTTACAATGATCGGGATTCCATCCAGTTTGGCAAGCTCACCCGTAAGAATGACGGCCTTGGGACCGTATTTGTCAAGCGTCTGGACTTCTGAGATGCTGTCAAGCAGCTTGATGTAGGTCTCGACGTTGGTGATGTAAACAAGCCGATCCGGGCTTGCGCCCCACTTGCCCATCTTGCCGCGTCCACCGCGAAGCAGCGAGTTTTTCAACCCGGCGGACCCGTCAATGAACCTGGTGGCGTCACCATGGAAAGCATGACGGAGACCATCGCAAATGGACCATTTATACCCTGCTGAGGTCCCCCCACCGGCCGTGGTGATGTTGCTCGAGGTGGACATATCGCCATTGATCAGTGCGTATTCCTCGGCCTCCCGGTGCGCAATCACGATATTGCGCCTGAACGCCGGAAGCAAGGGGATGATTGAGCGCAGGTCCAACTCATGGCTAAACCGCGACAGCGTACCGAGGAAGTAGGCCGTAATCGACACATCGCCGGTCCCCAACTGGCTCGCCGTAGCCGAGGTCTGTTCGGTATCGGCGGTGTTCTCAGCTACCGCATAGACAGTCACGTCGCTGATTCTTGTCGGCCACTTGAAGGGGTTGGTGGGCATTTCAACAAACTCGAAGAGACCGCGAACCTTGGTTTCCAACCTGATCTCTTCCCGCAACTGACGACTCAAAGCGGTGTAGAACCATTCCTTACCGCCAGCCTGTTCAGCGGTATCCATCGCCCTCAAAACGCGCTTACCGGGGCCTTCAAACTGGGCAAGGGCCTGCCGCAGCGTCAGTGGCTCCATGATGTTCCGCATCCGACTCGAGTTGGTGATTACTGCAAGCATGGAGGCATCCAGTAATACGTTGTAGGCTTCAGCATCCTTGGCGATAGTCTCCGCGGGATCAGAGTCAACACTGGTCGGGAACTCCACGGGCTTTGCGTTTCGATCCTTCTCGGCAGCGTTGAATTCATCAATGATTTCTTTTGCGATCTGCTTAGCGACGGCGACATCGGAACCGTCTTCTGAATTCGCTTTTTCCCTGTACGTTTTTAGCGCAAGAATCGCGTCTTCGGCCTTGTCGAACCCCAGGCCTTTTAGCTGGTCTTCAATCGCTTTACTCATCGTTACCGTTCTCCTTTCGGGACTTCCGCAGCAATGCAAGCGTGGCAATGGCAGTAGCGAGGTACAGCATCTTGGGTTTGATGCGTGATTTGTCGGGAGCTGCGGGTATGTTGAAGGCCGCCCCGTTTGGAGCGGCCTTGTCATCTTCCTGCGCCACCGGCGGTGGCGTTGGACCTCGTAACATCGTGTCAAAGTCAGGCGCGGGGACTTGAGTTCCTTTCAACAGGGCAGTTGCATCCCCGCTGGTATGTTTCAAGGACGGGGTAGCATCCCCATTGCCCACAACGGTCTTGGTAGCAGGAATAACGATCTCGGGGAGATCGGGGAAATATTGAGCTACCTGCTTCAATTCCAGCCCTTTGTGCATTGCCAAGGCCAGGGCATTCGGGTTTGCCGGGATGGGGACAGCCGAAATCTCCAGCAGTTCCTGCTCAAGAAACCGTGTGCCTACATAATGGGCATCCGAACCCTCGCCCTCGTACATTCGCTCCCACTTCTTCGGTAGGAAGCCCACCGAAAATGCGCGAAGATAGCCGTCGCGGTAAAGCCGCCAGACCTCCTCGGCAAAGTCATGTTCGGCGAATTGAACCTTTGCATAGAGCTTGTCGGCTTCAATCCAAATATCCAGGGCTTTCCCCACCGGTAAAGGAACCGAACCTCCACCGAAGAGGCCGCCACTTGTCTGATGCGCCCAAGGAATGACTGGATTCTTCTTGAATTCTTCTAGTTTCCAGCCTGCGGCCTTTACGACATCACCGTAACGGTCCTTGGTTTCATCACTTACGATGGCGACGACAGTGCGGCTGGCAAGGTCAATGCCGTCCTTGGCGCGGACCTGGGCGATTTTCTGCTGGGGTTTGTCAAAGTCGCGCTTTTCGGGATCGGGGGATGCCTCTTCTTTCCCCTCCCATTGCGTTTGGCAAACCGCATAACGCTGGTCCTCGTCGGGGTACTCCTCCTGCATAGTTTCATTGGACATACAGCGCTCCATGAACTCATCATGGGTTTCGTTCTCGTTCGGGGTGGGTAGCGGCATTATTCTTCAACCTCCACGGCGATGTACTCACAACGGCAATTGACAACCTCGTCGGCTGGTCCATCTGGATCATGCGGATAGCGGAGGCCGTTGGAGAACCGCTCACCAAGTTTTGCAACCTCGCCATCAACTGTGCGGTGCGAATCACGGACTTTTTCATCACGCATCGAAACCCACATAATGCTGCCAACCCCGTAGGTCAGATAGGCTTCATATTGGGCCATATGAATTGCAGTCTGTGCTTCTGTCCAGGCAAGACGATCGGTGCGGTAACTTTTCGCCTGCCGGAAGATATGCGCTACGCGGTCGGAGAGTTGGGCCTTGGCTTCGCCAGCGTGGATTCCTTCGAGTAATGATTGCACCAAGGCTTCCCGCGTCTGGCGCATAAGATCGAAACAAAGAAGTGCAAAACGTTCCTGCAACGCAGTCTCAAGGGCGGCGTTCAGATGGAACAATTCGCCCGGGGCCACCTCGTCCACCGCTTCCTGACCGGCACGAATAGCGATGTTCGTCAGAATCAGGATGGTGGCGGCGAATAGGGCAGAGGCATATTTGAGTTCTTCGGGGATTATCTCTTCAAGATCGCCTTCGCGGAGTTCATCTTTCTCCCGAATCTTCCGGGCGACCTCGTTTTCCTGGTCTTGAAACCACCGTTTTATTGCCGCCGCAAGCTTACGCTGATAGCGTTCGGCCTTCTCGATATACTCGCGCCAGACGACATCCCGGTCTATGCTTTCCGGGCTCTTCTTGGCAATCGGAGAATCCGGTGCGCTGCCGACTACGGCAGAAGCGAGACCTTCCTCGCTCTCACTGCCCTCCTCGCTCTCACTGCCTTCCGGCCTGCCGCCTTCGTCTTCGGGAGGGCGCTCGTTCTGCGGCCCGCCGCCAATAGTTGTAAAAGCGTTGAATGGTGTATCGCCCCAAGATACGGGTTCCATGCCATGCCGTTCACGCCACTCGTTGATTGTGATAAGGCCATCTGTGAGTTGGAGATGGACAGTCTGCGCGACCTTGAGGTCGCTTTCACGGGTAACACGCTCGAATTCAAGTTCAAGGGTCTCATCCCAGAGGTGTACAAGCCGATACGTAAGGACCTCGGCGATAAGGGCAAGCCGCGGGTCAATGCAGTGTTCCCTTGCCGCTTCATCATGCTTCGGATCATACTGCTGGCTTGCGGAGTTCATCAGCAGAGGAATCATCTGCGGCGGGATATGAAAAGCGTTGCAGATGGTGTCATGCGCCCACTGAAGAACACTCATAAACTCCATGTCCTTCTGCGTGGAACCAAAGGGCCTGGGTTTCAGGCCGGCTTCGCCGATTAGCCAGCGATGCGCCTTATCTACGCCCGAGTACATGCGGGCAAGGTCTTTCTTAAGCCGGCGAATGGCATTCGGCGCAAGGCTTTGATCCGTTTCCAGAATTACAGGTGGAATGCCGCCCTGTTTGAAATAGTTTTTGTTGTATCTGACCGCATAGTTGTCAAGGTCTATGGCCTCTTGGGCTCCCTCTATAGACCCCAGACCATACCAATAGGACTGCGGGTTGGCGTAGTTGATGGGGATAATCTGCCAGGGAGGGTATTCCTTTTCCCCGCCGTTGACCTTGTAGATATATTTCCTAACATATTTCACGGGGTCGGGCACGATTTCTACAAGATCGGGTTGGAGGACCCACAACTGTGTCGGCTTGCCGTCGACAAACTCATCCAACAGAATGTAAGCGTTACCAGTTGATTCAAGGCCGACCATCATCTTCTCAAAGAACTGCATCCGGCTGCGCTGTGGATTCGGTCGTTGTAGGAGGTCTAGTACGGGATGTGTGTAAACTTCAATCCGACGCCATTTCTTTGTCGTCCTACTCACTCTGTAGAGGTGCATTGGGGTTTTGGCGCACGTCCGCTGGATATAAGCGATGCACGAATAAGCGGTTGCGTTTATCGCATATCGGATGAACGAGCCGTAATCGTCCGGCTGGACCATCCCGAATTCGAGCGTTGCCTCGTCAATGTGGGGACCAAGAAAGGTGGGGGCTTTTTCAACCCACTTACGCAGTTCTGTAGTTGCTATCTCTTTGGCGGTAGGAGGCACAGTCAATCCCCCAGCTAAATCACCCAAAGCCGAGGTTCGTGATTCGGCTTGCGGCGAATCATCGTAATAAGCATGGCCAATGCGGTAGCGCGGTCGGATTTGCCGTGCTTGGGATGGTCGAATCTTATGCCGGACATTGTTTCCTTGGTGATAAGCGTCATAAGCTCGGTTTCCATAGCCTTGCATTCAGGATCGTTCAAGGGCCACTTTATCTGACCGTTGTGTATCGTCTGATACAGGTTGGTTGCTAGTTCGGTGTTGATGGCCTGCGTAATGTGCAGTTCCTCGATATGAATCCCAGACCGCGAGGCGCGTTCCATCAGCGAAGCAGTCTGGTGTTGGTCCACAACATACTGCACGGGATGGAAAACGTTGTGCGCAAACAAGACTTCGCGCTCAATATCGCTCATCTGGATCGGCTTCTTGGGTTGCGGTATAAGGGTCTTGATGTAGTCCAGATAAATCAGCGAGGTCTCGGGATCACGGTGTCCTATAACAATACAGGTGTTGTCATTCTTCAAGCCCACATCACAGCACCAGACGTGTTGAACGCCGGGCAGGGCAGTGGTCCTTAGTTGCAGGTCTTTATCCTGACAGCGAGCGATGTCTTCAGGACCAATAAGCGATGTGGCATCCGACACCCATCTGTTCAAATGCCATCTGGCGAACTCCATAGGGGTCATTACCTGGCGTTCGCGCTCTAGGTACACAGGGTCTTTCGCGCTCGGCAGAAGGTTCTCGAAGCTCCACCACATATAGAAGCGGGGGTCCGATTTCAACCCCTTGATGATAATCTCGTCAACCACCGAGTCATCGAAATCGGTGCCGTACTGCTCTTGCACGGCTTTCTGATATATCTCACGAAGAATCGAGTTCAAGACACCAGCGGTTGACGTGATCATGAGTTGGGCATCGGGAATCTTGCCCATCGAGGTCTGGATAGCCACATACAGCTCGCGTTCGCGCTGCCCGTGCATCTCGTCAAAATGGACGAAAAAGGGCCGCATTCCGTGAGCCGTAATGTCTTCCGCGGAGATACAGCAGTACGTTGCTTCGGTGGGAAGCACACGAATGTCGTCGCCTTTGCGACTGATCTTCACGAACTTCATAAGCTCGGGGTTCCGTTGCAGCGGAGCTGCGACATCCCTCCAAGCCCTGGTTGCCTGGTCCTTGGAGTTCGCGCTGGCGAATAACTCAGCGTTTCGTGGAGCGGTAAGGAGTTTGTGAAGCGCGATCGCCGCTCCGATTCGCGTTTTCCCATTCCCCTTCGGCAGCCCTAAGACGACGATCTGGTAGCGCAGGCGATTATCCACTCGGGAGTACAGGGGATTTAGTATCTTCTCAATCTGCCAGGGGAAGAGCTTGATCGGCTTCAGGGTTTCAGATTCGATGTAATACCGCTGGATGAATTCCAGGGGCCTAGGCCGGTAGTAATCCGCCCAGGCTTCATAGTCCACATAGCGTTGTCGTGTCATGGGTGATCAACCGGGATGGACAATATCCCGTCCGGTGTTGCAGATTTGATCCGCGCCCGGGCTACGGGGGTGAGTCCTAGCTTGTCGCAGGTATCTTCATAGTCCCGCATCAGGGCTCGGAGGTCTTTGAAAAGCGGCTGGGCCTTCACTGTGGGCGATTGCCCCTTCTTCCCGGGTTCGTAGATGAAATAGTCAACCTTGCCGAAGTAGATATGTGCGCGGGAGATCAACACGGCAAGATTCGCTAGATGCTGGATTAGCAGTTCATCGCCCTTCACATAGTTGGGGATGAACTCGGGAACCTGTTTGGTGATGGAATCGTACACTTGCTGGAGTAAGACGCAGGAACCGTCGGCGCGATACTCGGGACATTTCGGGCCGGCAATACAATTCTTACAGGCCATGAACGCGGGGACGGGAAGCGTGATTTCGTCTTTCTTCTTTACCGGCACATCCACGGGTTGTTCAATATACTTCCCGGATTCCACATCGCGGCGTGTATTAGGTTTCGGGACTCTCGTTGGTCTTGGCACCTTCCGGTCCTTCCTTGAGATAGCCGAGCATGTGCGGCAATCTGTCTTTGTAAATCACCCGAATAGAGAAGTCCGGGCAATCTTCCGCCACTTTCCGTAAGGCCATCACTAGTTGCATTTCGAAGGGATGCATAAGTATGCTCAACTTCTTGTTCATAGCAACCGCCTGAGGTCGTTGGGGTCGAGATTTTTGCCAGGGCAATCCGTGGACATCCCGGGGAATTCACGATGGCCGCGAACCCCGGCACTTGGATATTCCTGCAAGAGCCACCGACATAGAAGACGCAGTGTCGCTAACTGCGCTTCCGTGGGGCTTACCTGATTGAAGTCCCCCAGGAGGCAAATACCCAGGCTGACATCGTTGTAACCTTTAACGTGCGCACCTATCGCCCAAATGGGCCTGCCCTCGTAAAGCGTGCCGTCCCGCCCGATCACAAAGTTGTAACCGATACCCCCCCAGCCCTTACCGTAGGGTTCCGGGCTTGTGTGGTAGCGGTTGATCGCCTGTGGCGAGGAGCCATTGGCTAGTGGCGGCCCTTCGTGATGGATCGCAATGAACTGCAGGGCCTTGGAGCGTGTATGGGTTTCGGCTCTGATATACCAGGGTTGGTAATCGGGGCGGATTATGGGTGGGACGCTAAACCTAAAGGGGTTTCGTCCTCGTCGGGGATGTCGCCAACCAGGATGGGTTCGACACCGTGAGCCCGAAGCCAGGGAATGACCTCGGTTGTACCGAGTTGCGCCAATCCCATGCTGTCCACATTGGTGCCGACAACTTTCCATGTGATAGTGCCGGCAACAAGGCGTTCCAGCGTAAAGACTGGTCCCCCGCTGTTTCCGGGGTTCACACCCTTATCAAGACCAATGCACTCAATAAGACCGTTCTTGTCCATCCGCGCCACCCAGCCGGCGGCGAACCAACCGTAACGGCCCATCGGGGCACCAAACGAGAAGACCGGTTCTGCCGGGTCCGGCACACCGTCAAGAAAACGTAGAAGGGGTAGCGTTCCCCCGAGACGCTCTTTGGCCTCGGCGAGTTGTCGCGGCGAGAGTTTGAGTAGGCCGAGGTCCTTGGACCCGTCTCCTGCATATAGTTCGGCATAGGCGCCATCCACGAGGGTTCGGTCGGGATTGCGATCATTGACAAGCCAGCGGTCTATACTGTCTCCGTAGTCACGATCACAGAGACAGATTCGGAATCGATTGCCGGTGCCTCCGATTACATGCCAATTGGTGAGGATCAGTCCATCCTCACTAACAAATCCCCCTGTGCCAATACCCACAGCACTAGAAATCCCGACGACCGAACTGCGAACATCAAGCAGGGCATAACGATGGGGCTTAGCAGTGCGCACGGCAACTGTGGCCACCTCTGCCCTGTTGGGTTGGTCCAGAGGATGAAACAGTATCTTGCCCCCCGCCTCTTTGCGGCCTCTCGTGAGGTTCATTCGAGTTGCTTTTTCAACGGCGGGATAGTACCAAGCCGTAGGCAGAACGTCGGGGTAGGTCTGCTTATTCATTGTTTTCCCTCGTAATCCCAGTCCGCATCGAACTGTCCTCTCAGCTTCTTGCGGAGCAGGGGTATATTGGGCTTCCGCTTCCGCCGCCGACGCTTCTTCTTTGGCGGAGGAGGCGGCGGCGGTTCGGGTTCATAAGGAGGTAGTTCGATTTCCTGCGTCTTGCGACCACGAATACAATCAACGCGCCGGTCGCATTCCGCTTGGTCGAAAACCTCTAGTCCTTCGCAAACATCAACGTGCCTGTACCAACAGACCTTGCAGGATTCGCAGACTGTCAAGCGGGCGATTCCTCCGACGTGATCTCGATGTAGTAGCGTAGGCTCCGTCTGATCTCCTTGGCGGCGTTGTCCAGTTCGTCTAGATGCGTCTGTGCAAGTTTCTTGACCTCCGGGCCAAGGCCGCCGTATTCCGCATTACTGAGGAATTCCATCAAGTCTTCGTGTTCCTGCCGGATTGCAGCCTGGAGATTTTCCCCCCGCAACATCAAGCGCATCATCGGGCCTCCTGTTCGTTGTTATGCAACGCTTCCAATTGGCTTTGCTCAAACCTAAGACCTTACGGCAGGCCCGATAGCAGAAAGCCAGGTCTACTTCGCGCTCCCGTAACAGACAATAGAATCTAAGCATTTTCATCTCCGCGGAATAGCCACCCGAAGAACGAACGTTTACGCTTAGGTGGACGGCGCAGTATTGTTACCTGGCTGTCGTCTCCACAGACATAGAGAAAGATGTCGTAGCCTTGATGCTGGAATGCAAAAACCTGGGCCTCTTCTCGGCCCAAGCAACAAACCCATTCCGGCTCAAGAATACAGAGTTCTTCGCTCATATTTCACCCGCATAGCGACCAGCCACAGCTTGGGCAGACCATACACCCGCCCTCGCGCACAAGCTGGCTTGAGTATCCTTCCATCGCACATTCCGGGCACAGGTTTTGTGCCAGGCATTTTTGTTCAAACTCCGTGCTGATGACGCGACAAGACGGTGCATCTTGCACCACATACGCAAAGGCCGTATCATTATCCATATATGAAAAGGCTCCTTATTCTCGAAATGAAACCGCCCTACTTGCCGCGTCAGGGACTACGGCCTGTTTCATGACGGTCTGACAGCACCAAGGGATACTGCCATGTCACGGGTCGCTCGGGACTGACCCCGTAGAACCATTGACAGGGAGCCGAGGCGACACGCATTTTGTTGATGCTCAAGTCGGTTGCCCCACAGAATGAACCGTTGAGGAAACAGATTCCCCACGTTCCGAACGGCAACCAGCCCGGCTGATGAAAATGACCGAGCTCGATAGTGTCAATGTGAAGGCCGGCAAGATCGTCAACCATCGTCCGGGTATTGTTGTTGTGTCTTGCGATGCCATAGAAGGGGATGGACATCCAACTCGGAATAACGTCGCCATGCAGCAGACAGCGGTTCCAGTCGAACACCTTGCTGATCTGCCATGCACCTTCGGAGATGTGCCACTTTACCCGTGGCTCGTTCTCAAAGCGTAGCCGCAGGAAGTGATAGGCCACCATATCGAAGTTGTCAATCGGGTCAAGTTCGCCCTTTTCCCCAACTCGTGGATGATTCCCGGGCACGCCTTCGCATTCGACGACATCGAAGAGTTGGAGACAGAAACGGATGAACCAGGTGAACTCTTCAAGGGCAACCATGGCAGAAGACAACAACGTCTGATCCACCTGGCGCATTTGTCCCTTGAAGGTCAGCAGGCCCTCCACAATGTCCCCTAAGAAGTCAATGTGGAGAACGGGAATTCTGTAGTTATGTCTTGGGACGATCTGCTCAAGCTTGGCCGCTAATATGCGCAAACGAGAGCGAAAGATGTCCGTGTTGTAGGACCACAGGCCGGCAACCTTGCTTCGCTCCAGCTTCTGCCCGATATGCGTATCTGAAATCATCAGAACGGCATGTTCATCGGCGAACGGCTTGTCGGAGTAATTGGGTTTCGGTATCGGGTCTAAGGGAGGGAGTTGAAGGATTGCGGTCTTGAGGGCTTCACAGACGATCTCTGTTTTGCTTCGTTCCGTAAGCAGCCGCCGGAGTTCCCGTCTTTCCACTCTTGCGATAAGGGCTTCCTTTTCTGTCTCAACCGCATTGTCAACCATCTTCCGCAGATGTCTTCGATAGGCACTGCGGCAGGCTTCGGCAGAGACCGACTCTTTGAATTCCTCGGTGATTTTGGCGGCTACCTCTGACCAGGATTGAGCTTCTTCCCAAGCCTCCTGAAGCGCGACACGCACTTCAGAGGCAGACCAATTGATATGAACCCCCTCCTTGGTGAAAGTGGATGCCCGCTGCTGCCGTGCTGGGGTTCAGAATTGAATGCGCCTTAGCTCTAAGGCAGGACACCGTTAGCGGGCAAAAGAGAAAACCGCCCCGGGAAGAGGCGGTTATAGTCGCGGCGAGCTGTGGGGGGTGTCGTCAAGTATAAGTCATCACGCTATTACTATACACCATGCGGAGTCCGTTTGTCAAGGGGTTTGCGTAGAGCGGGGGATGGATCATCCCACTGTCGCTCTAGTCCGGCGATTCTAGACGGGTTATT